TACAAACAATTTAAACGCATAGACATTTATGGCAATAAAGAAAAAAGAATTTTCATTAGATGCAATCAAAAACAAGTATTCTACAAAAACTAAATACAAAGACACGGATTTTTACGAAGTGGATGAAGCGTTCCATAGTGCTTGTGGTCTACCTGGTCCTGCTTTGGGGAACATCAATATGTTCCTCGGTCATTCAAACTCTTCAAAAACCACGGCTCTTGTTAAAGCCGCTGTTTCGGCTCAGAAGAAGGGGCATTTACCCGTTTTCATTATTAGCGAAAAGAAATGGTCGTGGGACCACGCCGTGGAGTTAGGACTACAGGCAGAAATGGTTGACGGAGAATGGGACGGACAGTTCCTATTTAACGATGACTTTGATTATATAGAACAGGCGACTGATTATATTAACGAATTATTGGACGAACAGGAGAAAGGTAACATTCCATACTCATTATGTTTTTTATGGGATTCTGTGGGTTCTATACCATGTAAAATGACCTTTGACGGTAAGGGTGGTCGACAACATAATGCTAGTACAATGGCGGATAAAATAGGTATGGGAATACATGCTCGTATTACTAAATCCAAAAAAGAGGATTATCCGTATTACAATACATTAATTGTTGTGAATCAGCCTTGGGTTGAGCTGCCCGATAATCCATTCGGTCAACCTCAGATTAAAGCCAAGGGTGGAGAGGCTATATGGTTAGCATCGGCATTAGTATTTTTGTTTGGTAACCAAAAAAATTCTGGAATTAATCATATTACGGCAACAAAAAACGGCAGAACAGTATCTTATGCAATTAGAACAAAAGTTTCTGTTTTAAAAAACCACATAAATGGATTAGGGTATAAAGACGGTAAAATAATTGCAACCCCACAAGGTTATATTGTGGACACAAAAGAAGCTTTGGAAGAATATAAAAAACAATATTCGCAGTATTGGAACGCAATTCTTTCAGGTACTGGTGAAATTACTTTCGGTGAAGAAGTTGAAGAGCCAACAATTGAAAGTTTTGACGAATAAAAGTTATATTCATTCCACTTTTTTAATATATTAGATATTTATTATTAATGGGTAGAAAAAAAATAATTGAAGAAATGAAAAAGGTTAAAGTCGGGGTTTCAATTGACCCCGATTTACCTGATTATTTTAAAGAAAAATCGGTTAATTTGTCCTCATTAGTTAATAAATTATTAAGAAAATATATTGAAGATGGAAACTAAAATTTGTTCTAAATGTAAAGAGGAGAAGGATGTTTGTGAGTTCCAGAAAGACAGCTCTAAAAAAGATAAACTATACTCTAGTTGCCGAAAATGTGTTAGTGACAAAACAAAAAAATATTTAAAGGATAATAAAAATCTAATCAAACAAAATAAGAAAAAATTTTATCAAAAAAATAAAGAAAAGATTAATCGTAAGTCGTCTGAGTATCGAGAAAAAAATAGTGAAAAAATAACATTATATTTAAAAAAGTATTACCAAGATAATAAAGAGACACTTTGTGAAAAAAACAAATTAAGATACTTTGGAAATAAAGAATATAGGTTAAAAAAATCTAAGGAATATCGGGAAGTTAACAAAGAAAAGTATAGTTTTTATTTAAAAGAGTATTATTATAACAATAAAGAATTATTGAAGGAATATAGATATAACTATCAAAAAAATAGAAGGGAAAATGATGAATTATTTTATTTGAAAGATATTATATCACATAGGGTACGGGAATATTTAAAAAGTAAAAAAATTACAAAAAAAAATAAAACTTTTGAAATTGTTGGTTGTACTCCTGATGAACTTAAAATATATTTAGAGGAAAGATTTACTGATGGTATGTGTTGGGATAATAGAGGGAAATGGCATATTGACCACATTATACCTTTATCGTCGGCAAAAACTGAAGATGAATTGTATAACCTATGTCATTATACAAATTTACAACCTTTATGGGCGGTAGATAATTTAAAAAAAGGTAACAGAATTTTGTCAAACAATATAAAATCGCATTTGTGAAAAGAACATTACTTATTGACGGAAATAATCTAATGATGATTGGATTTTATGGTGTTAAAGATTATTTCCATAACGGAGAACATATTGGAGCAATTTATTACTTCATCAACACATTAAGAAAATTTATTGAAGAACAAAACTTTGATAAGGTAGTAGTATTTTGGGATGGTGAAGACTCTACGAGTATTCGTGGAGTTCTTTACCCCAAATACAAACAAAACCGTAGATTGACAATGGAAGAACCTATCTTCATGTCCTATCTAAAACAAAAGAATAGAATTAAACAATACTTAGAAGAGGTCTATATCCGACAGATTGAAATTGCGGGTAGAGAAGCCGATGATTTAATTGCTCAATATTGTCATGTTTCTGAAAATGAACATAAACTAATTTTCTCATCAGATAGGGATTTAACCCAACTAATTTCTGAAAAGGTGTCAATATACTCACCATCACTTAAAGCGACTTTTAAACATGGTGACAAGATTAAATTTGATAGTTTTGAATTTCCTCACTACAATGTCAAAACTTTGAAGATATTAACAGGTGATAAGTCTGATAATATTGAGGGTATCTATTTGCTCGGAGAAAAAACTTTAGTAAAATTTTTTCCTGAGATACTTGAAAAACAAGTTAGTTATTCCGATATTTTAACAAGAGCAGAAGACTTATTAAAGGAACAAAAAGATAATCAAACTTTAAAAAACCTTCTAACAGGAAAAACAAAATCAGGTATATTTGAAAACGAATTTTTTGAAGTAAATGAGCAAATCGTTGATTTATCAAACCCACTCCTCAAAGACGAGGACAAAGAAGAAATTTCCCAAATTGTTAATGAAACATTAGAAACCGAAGGGAGAAGCTATAAGAATATTATTCGTTATATGGTTGAAGACGGATTATTCAAATACCTTCCTAAGGGTGATGACTCATGGACATATTTTTTGAAACCATTTATGAAACTAACAAGAAAAGAAAAAAACAAAAAGTAAAAACTAAAAATTATGAAAGAACAACAAGACATTACGAAACTGGAGTTTCTAATGACCGTGAACGACAACTTTATCGTTCAAAGATTTTTTAATGTGAAGGGTTACAACCCATATTCAAAGAGCTCAGTTGAGTTGATTGATTTGATGGAAGGGTTTGTAAACAAACTGAAAAACAATTTCAAAATGAAAACTATGGTCTATATGACAGATAATTCATATGAGATTATGGAGAACCCTGAAGTGTTAAATACATCATTCACTGACGGTCCTGAGGTGTTTAACATCTATTTGAAAAATGGTAATAATGTTATGATGCATTGGACATTTGATGCTAAACTTTACCCACCCAAAGTTAGATACACAGTTGATGTTCGTCCTTTTTTGAAAGAGATATTGAACTCGTTGACTGAGGTATTTTCAACCAAAAAATTAACATACGATTACATGGGTTACTCCTTAGTTTAAAGATATTTAGTAAAAAAGAGGAATTATGGCGGACAAAAATTTTGAATACTTAGGAAATCAGTTTCAATTACAATTACTTAATCAACTTATTGTTGATAAAGACTTCGCCCATTCCATCGTAGAGGTTTTAGAACCTTCTTACTTTGAAAACAAATACTTTAAACTTATCGTTCAAATGGTTAAGGAGTATTATCAAAAGTTTGAGCATTCGCCAAGTTTTGATACTCTTTACCAAGTTGCAAAAAGTGAAATTGCTCAAGAGTTATTGTTAAAGATAACTCTTGACACAATTTCTGATATAAAGAATGTTGACGAAAGTGGAACACAGTTCGTTCAAGAAAAAGCCTTGAAATTCTGTAAACAACAAGAGTTACAGAAAGTGATGGAGAAGGCAAAAAAGATTATTGACCATGGCGAGTTTGAAAATTATGACACATTAGAAGAAATGGTTCGTGAAGCATTACAAGTTGGTAATGTTGATAGAGGAACTGGTAATGTGTTTGAAAATTTAGATGATGTATTGGCTGATGATTATAGACACCCAATACCTATGGGGATACCTGGTATTGACAATTTGTTAAAGGGTGGTTTGGCTAAAGGAGAAATTGGTGTTATATTAGCACCCACGGGTGTTGGTAAATCAACTCTTACTACAAAAATTGCAAATAATGCGTTTAATTTAGGGTTTAATGTTTTACAAATATTCTTTGAGGACAACCCAAAGATTATACAAAGAAAACATTTCACTTGTTGGACAGGTATTGCTCCTGATGACCTTAGTGCTCATAGAGATGAGGTATTTAAAAAGGTTGCTGAGATTGAGGAAAAAATGTCCAACAAACTGATACTTAAAAAACTTCAATCTGACACATTCACCATGAGTCAGATTAAGAACCAAATTCGTAAGATGATTGCTGACGGGACACATATTGATATGATTATTTTGGATTATATTGACTGTGTAACACCTGAGAAGGCTTTAGAAGATGAATGGAAAAGTGAGGGTTCGGTTATGAGAGCTTTTGAAGCGATGTGTCACGAATTGAATATTGTTGGATGGACAGCAACACAAGGTAATAGAAGTTCAATATCATCTGATGTTGTAACTACAGACCAAATGGGTGGTTCTATTAAGAAAGCACAAGTTGGCCATGTCATTATCACTGTAGCCAAATCTTTACAACAAAAAGAGATGAACCTTGCAACAATTGCCATCACAAAGTCTCGTATTGGTAAGGACGGGGTGGTATTTGAGAACTGTAAATTCAACAATGAAATGTTGGATATTGATACAGAAAGTTCTGTTACATTCTTGGGACTTGAAGAACAAAAAGAGGAACAAAAAAGAAACAGAATTAAAGAAATTATGGACAAAAGAAAACAACAACAGGTATAATTATTAAAACA